GAATTTGCCGAGACGGTCCGCGAGAGCATACACGGCGAGGAAGTCGGCAGCTTCTCCGCCGTGAATCAGTTTTTTAAGTCGTCGGGCCTCGGCCCGTTTTCGGCCAGAATGGCGTTGGCGATCCGTCCGACGACGTTGCTGTCGGCCTTGTTCAAGAGCGTCGGCTTGTGCTCGATCGTGAACAGCTTCGCGCCGTGCTCGTCGGTCGCTTTCATAATCAAAATGTCCACGAGCAACTCCATGTCGTTCTCTTTGCTGCGCCGATAAAGCCGGTTCTTTTCGCCGAGCGTGACCGGCGATGCGTGGACGACGAGCTTCCATTCGGGCACGTCGATCTTGCGCGTGCCGAGTGAGGCGAAGTGTTCTCTGACGAGGTCGATTGCTTCCATGTTGTGTGTGTTTTTCTGTTACAAAATTAAACGCTCGTCACTGTCAGCACCCCATTTCCCTCGAAGGAAATCGCTCCCTCTACGAGGCCGTCAAAACTGGCGGAAATGTCGAATTTGGTCACGATGGCCGAGCCTGTGTAATACACATCGCCAGTAGTTGCGCCCTCTGGGTAGAGGTTGAGCGTGACCGAACTGCCGATGGTGATCAGAAGTTGACCGGCGTCGGTCTCATCCCAGTAGAGATCACCCGAGGCAGACCATGTTTTCATCGTCGCAAGTCGCGTGCGGTAGGTGTCGCCGATGACGGAATCCTCGACCGTGTCCGAGGAGTGGCTGAGCGAGTAATTGCGCAGCTCGCCGATAGTGGTGCTGGAGATTTTGACGAGACCTTCTCGCCCGAGGTGATTTGCCATGTTAGTCGGTGGTTAGATAGATGCAGTTGAAAGTATGCCGAGCCGTGCCGAAGCGCCTGTCCTCGTCGGGCTCGATCACATAGTCGACACTCGTCAAATGAAGATCGCGGCATTGCCCGCCGAGCGTCACGTCAGCCAAGACTGCGGCCTCCACCGCCGCGCTGCCGGTGTCGAAAAGGTCGTCGATCAGATAGGTTCCGCTCTCGGCGATGAAGTAATCGACCACGAGCTGAAGCTGCCGGTATTGCGTGCGGTTGCTTGGCCCGAGCGTTCGCACCTCGATCTGCTCGCTGACCGCGTAGATGGCGGCGGCGGGAAAGCTGATGCTGGCAATCGTGTTGTTGCGCCCGCGAAGGATGTTCGCGGTGGGCACGACGAGCGCGCCGGTGAGAGCGTTGGCCGTCGCGGTGCGGATGTTGGTGCGTGTGCTCATGCGTCAGATTTGATTGGCATTGCTCCGCCGACGCGGGTGAAGCCGAGATTGACGGCGCGGTTGGCGAGAACGGCGCGAACTTTCGAGATCGTGATTTTGTAGCGAATCTTCAAAGCGCCATCGACCACGCGCTGCAGGTTTGGTATCTTGTTGCCCGTAGTTCGCGCAATAAAGAACGGATTCGCCCCAAAGTGACCTTGAGCATTTCCCGCCTTTGCCATGTGCTTGCGAATCCACGACGGCACGCGGACTCCACCCAGCATCGCGGCAGCGGCGAAGCCAGCCTTCGCGAGCCCTACACTTTTCTGAACATAGGCCAGATACGCATCGGCCGACTCGTTTGAAATCCACATCTGGTCTTGAACCTTAAACCGACCGATTGCGCTTCGGGTTACTTGCTTCCTCCTTCCGCGCTTGTTTCTGTTCGCGTGGTGAAAGGCTTGCATCTGTGGAATAGATGCGTTCTCAAGCCAGAACTTTCGGTAAATGCGAATTTTCTTCCCGCCTTCATTTCCGAGACTCACGCCCATCGTCTCGTTCTGCCCGCCGCGCGGCGGAACTTCCGTTGAATTTCCGATGCGTTGGAACAATCCAATCTGAAATTCCTTGGCCATTTTATTGCCGCCGAATAAGTCGCCGAGAATCGCGTTCTCGCCCTGTTCCTTCGCGTTGATGCTAAGTCCGCTCGCTTTCTTTAATTTAATGGTTCCGCCCGTGACTGTTGGCACCGTCTTGCCGTTTTTCGTTTTGTCTCCGGTTGGCGGAATGATCTGCATCATTACTTTCGCGATGTATGCACCCTCCTGCTTTATCACCAGACCGGTATCGACCTTTGCAGCGTCGGCAAGTCTCGCGAGCGCAAATTCCAGCTTCTTCGTGTCTGAGAAGATCGAAATCATATCACCTTCGCCACGCTGATTTCACATCCCGCGCCCTCGGCATCCAAGGTGACGCGCTCGATGAAGTAGGTGATGCTGGAGCGAGAAAGCGTCTGGGTGACTTGCGGCGTTGCGCTCACGCTCGACGTCAAAAGGAACACGGTAAACTTGCTGTCCTCGCGGCGCTGGTCCTCGAAGTCGGCAAACGCATTGCTCGCCGCTGCCCAGATGCCCGTGACGCTGACCCCCTGATAGGTGAACGCGACGCCCGCCTGTTCGAGTATCGCCGAGAAATCGGAATTAATCTGCGTCGGGTCGAAGTCACGAACTGCTGCCATACCTATGTCGCGCCTGTAAAATAAAACCGCGCGTGAAGCTCTGGCCGGTTAGCGAGTAGCCACGGCTCGGCGTCCTCGTAGCACCGCTGTGCGTCCTGCCCGCAGGTCTGGCTTCCGACGTGGTGGACGTAGGCTCGCGAGATGAAATGCCGCCGCTTCATGTCGATGCATTGCACGTCGTCCGAGAACCAATTGATCGGCGGGAAATCCACCCACGAGTCGCGGTGAATCCACGCGCAAATCGGCGCGATGACCGGCGTTTCCACGATGTGCCGCTCCGACTGGTAGCGGAGGAAGTCGATTTTGCCGCGCCCGCTGCGCACGTTCTGCTCTCCGCGCGCGTAGTCCGAGCGCGTCGCGACGTAGCCGAGATCCGGCACGACCTTGCGCAGATGCGCGACGTCCGCGAGGAGCACGGCCCACGTTGTCGGCGTGAACACGATGTCGTCGTTGCACACCAGAATCTCGTCGTGCCGCTTAAACGCTTCGCGCGCGGCGAAGTTGTAGGCATCGCCAAAGTTCTTCCCGACCTTGTGATGCACATACCTCTCGACGTCGCGCGGGACGTAGGCGTTCAGTGAAGCCGTCATCACGTTGAGGCACGCGCCGTTGACCGTGCAAACGATGATTGCTGGCGTGCTCACGGCTTCTTCGTGACGAGAATTTCCTTGATGTTCTCGGCGTCAATCAGCGTCACGCCGCTTGCCAGCACGAGCTTGTCCCAGTCGTGCGGCGGCACCATGCCGTCCTCGATGTGCACCGAGATCATGGCGCGCTCCACGGCTCGCGGATGTTCCACGTCGTGGATGAACTGCTTGGCCATCGCCATCGTCTCCTTGTCGTCGGGGCGCACGAGGAAAACGTGCTCGACGGTGTCCGGTTGCGCTGCCGTCCCAAGCCACGCCTCGCGGAAGGATACCGAGCGCGTCGAGTCGCCGAGGGTTTTCTGCGTGAGCCGAATCGCGGGATTCTCGTGCTTGTGAAAAGCCCACTGAAGCCCGTCCGCCTTCCTTGGATTGTCCGCGAGCCGGTAGGACCGCGCGGCGAGATCGAGACCGGCCCAGCCATACCACTTGACCTCGTGCGTCCACGGCCGGTCTTTCTCCTTTGGCTCTGGTAGCGACATCATGCGCTCCGCCCAGAAGCTCGCGCGCCTGCCGTCGTTGCGCTCGAAGGCCAGCATGATGACGGAGGCGATGGCCTCGCGGCACCAAGGGAAAACCCCGTGCGCACCCATAGCGAACTGCAACGCCTCGCGCCGTGATGCGACGAGCCGCGCGAGGTTCAGCTGCACCTCGTAGCGAAATGAGTCGTCGAGGTTCGGGAAGCTGAGCGCGATGCGCCCGAACTGCTCGGCGGCGGTCTTATTGCCCGCGCAATAGTGTTCTTGGTGGACGTAAAAATACTGAGTGGCCGACTCCGCGATGCTGCGCCCGAGGATTGCGAGGTTGCGCTTGCGGTTGCTCTGCTTGATCGCGACCGGCTGATGCCGCCAGACCGGCACCGCCCATTCGTTGTGGAGATCGTTCGGCAGCAAGAGCAGGTTTTCGTGGACGTCGTGATGCCAGACCCGCCCCGAGGCAAACGCCGTGCGGCGAATGATTCGTTCGCGTTGCAACTTCTTGCCGGTGCCCCGCACGTCGTAGGGGCATCGGAGCATAAGCACGTCCTCAGTCAGCTCCTTGAGCCTTTCCCGCAGGTCCGTCGCGTCGGTCAGCACGTCGTCGCAGTCGGCCCATAGAAGCCAATCGCCGGTGCCTTGGGCGAAGGCTTGGTTGCGAGCCCTCGCAAACGAATCGACGTGCCGCCACGCCTGCGCAGTGACGCCGTTACGGTAGTCCGAGAAGACAATCGGGACCGCGTTGCGCTCGCACCAGTCCCGCGCGAGCTGTTCGGTGTCGTCGGGTTCCTGCGAGCCGATGGCGCGCACCAGTGAGAGTTCGTCGATGATGCCGACGAACGAATCGAGCATGGTCTTGATGTGCGCGGTTTCGTTACCGGCAATCACGCAGAGGGAAATCGTCATGTTGTGTGTTGCCTCCGGTGTGGCGAATCGCGCCGAAGCGTCAAAACAAAAAGCCCCACGCGGTGAGGCGTGGGGCTGTGAACTCAGACGTATTCAGATCAGGAATACTGAGTGCCGATCAGCTGACCCGCGTTCGCATTGACCACCTTCTCGGCGGTGTATTGCGAAGCGCGCACGATGTTCGACTTGATCGCTTCTTCGCGATAGGTTGAGACACCGATTGCAGGGCCAT